GCGATCGTTCGCGGGCGATCGTTCGCGGGCCTCGAGCCGTGGTGCGTGATCGACGCCTCCACCCCACGGCCCCCAAAAAACGGCCCGGTTGTGTAAAGGCAAGGGCTTTTGCCCGATTTCAGACATTGGATGCTCTGCAAAATAGTTTTAGTTCCACGTGGAACATCCCGGCCCCCGGGGAAAGAAAAACCACCCGGTTTGATTAACTTGTCAACTCGTGCAAAAATTTGCGCAAATTTCTACGCAACGGACTTTCCATGAGTGCAGTGCCGAAGGACGTCGAGGCGGAGAGGCTGCGGCTTGAGTACCGCCTGGCGTTGCTCGAGACGCAGGACAAGGCCCGCACGAACTTCATCGATTTCGTTCGTTACGTTTGGCCCGAGGCGATCCTTGGCGAGCATCACAAGCGTATGGCGGCGGCGTTCGACCGCATTGCCCAGGGGAAGCTCAAGCGGTTAATTATCAATATGCCGCCTCGTCACACGAAGTCGGAGTTCGCGTCCTACCTGCTTCCGGCCTTTCTGATGGGGCAACGTCCCCGGTTGCAAACGATCGAAGCGACGCACACCGCAGAACTTGCAGTGAAGTTTGGTCGTAAAGTCCGCGATCTGATGGCATCTGACCGCTATCGGGAGCTATTTCCTGCGGTCGATCTGAAACAGGACAGCAAAGCCGCCGGCCGTTGGGACACGAACCATGGCGGAAGTTACTTCGCCGTCGGTGTGGGCGGTGCCGTGACCGGTCGCGGTGCGGACCTTTTGATCATTGACGACCCGCACTCGGAGCAGGACGCGCAGTCAGATCTATCCCTGGACAACGCCTGGGAGTGGTACCAAAGCGGTCCGCGTACCCGTCTCCAGCCAGGGGGAGCCATCGTGCTCGTTATGACCCGTTGGGGTACGAAGGACCTGACGGCCCGCCTGATCAAGGCCCAATCGAGCCATAACGCTGACCGCTGGGAGGTTATCGAGTTTCCGGCTATCCTACCCTCTGGCAAACCGCTGTGGCCGGAGTTCTGGAAGCTAGAGGAGCTGGAAGGGGTCAAGTCGTCTCTGTCGGTACAGAAGTGGAACGCGATGTACCAGCAGCAGCCGACGAACGATGAGGGCGCGATCCTCAAACGGGAATGGTGGCGCGTCTGGCCCAACCCAGAGCCTCCCGTAGTGAATTACATCATCCAGAGCTACGACACGGCGTACAGCAAAAAAGAGACGGCTGACTACAGCGTCATCACGACATGGGGCGTGTTTTACCCGGACCAGGACTCGGGGCCGAACATCGTGCTGCTTGACGTCCTGCGTGGGCGATGGGACTTCCCGGAACTCAAGCGCATCGCCAAAGATGAGTACAAGCGCTGGAATCCCGACAACGTGCTGATCGAGGCCAAGGCCACGGGCGTGACGTTGCAACAGGAGCTGCGTCGTCTTGGCATACCAGTCACCATGTATACACCGGGTGGTAGGCGTTCCGGAACGGACAAGGTCAGCCGCGCGCATGCGGTAGCCCCTGTGTTCGAGGCGGGGATGGTGTGGGCCCCGGACACTGATTGGGCGGAAGAGCTTGTCGAGGAATGTGCAGCATTCCCGAACGGCGACAATGACGACATGGTCGACTCCACGACGCAGGCCATCATGCGCTTCAGGCAGGGGAACTTTGTCTCGTTGCAGTCCGACTACCAGGACATGCCTGGCCAAGGCAGGCCGCTTGTACCGGAGTACTATTGACGACTAGAATGTGAGTGCCGCTCACTCTAGGGGCCCGTTGACCATGGCCAAGGGCAAAAAGGACACAGCATCTTTCATCAAGAAGGTATCTTCCGCCGGCCGGCGTGGCGATACCGAGTTAGCCTATTTGAGTCCGAAAGCCCGCGATCTTTTGAAAAAGCTTGGCGGCGCGGGAACCAAGAACCCGAAGACGAAGATCAGGGAGTTCTATCCCGAGTTCACGGCCCTGGATGATTTTGATCGGCTGATGGAAACCGCGCAGCCTGGACAGGAGCCTATCGTCTCGTCCCCCGCAGCGCTTTCACAACCCGCTCCTGCTCCTGCTCCTGCTGCTCCACAGTTTGATGCACAATCCGCGCTCGCCGCGATGGCCGCTGCGCGTGATCAAATGCCGCAGGCAATCGTTGATTTCTATGCGCAGAATGCTGCTCCGGCCCCTGCTCCGGCCTTGACCGCAAGTCGCCTTCGAGAACAGGAAGATCTGTGGCGGCCTCGTGATGAAACCATTGGCCAGCGCCCAGGGCTGATTAGCCCAAGGTTCACCCCAATACGAGAAGTTCCTGACGAGAGAGTCGACCGCGCGGCGGAAGAGGCTGCTCGTCTTCAAGCAGAAGCGGAGGCACGTGCCCGTGCAGAAGAAGAAGCCAATCGCAAGGCAGCCGAAGAGGCAGCCCGTAAAGCAGCGGAGGAAGAAGCCGCTCGTCGAGCAGCCGAAGATGCCGCAGCCCGAAGAGTCGCCGAAGAGGCAGCTCGTGTACGAGCTGAAGAAGAGGCTCGCATCCGTGAAGCACAAGATGCTCAAGCTCGTCGCGCGGCTGAGGAGGCCCGTCGAGTAGCGGAAGAGGCAGCTCGTCGAGCAACCGCTCCCCCGGCTCCTGCCCCTGCCCCTGCTCCGGCTCCTGCCCCTCCTGTTACTGCGCCCGTTGCGGCACCGCCGGGGCTAATCAATAGCCCGCTCCCCGTTGTCCCCGGCGCGGGAGACGTGCGCACTGGCGATTTCATTGACGACAACCTGAACGGTGTTGATGATCGCGATGAGGCTGCAAAGAGCGGCAGTTCGCGCAACCTGTTTGATTTGATCGGGGGCCTTGATCCAAACAGCGATGTAGGCCGGTTGATTGCTCGCCTGCGACCAGGTGGTGGGCGTAGGTCGGCAGGCCCGTCGGTCAGCGCTCCAGTATCCTCACTACAACCGATTTCTACCGCTCCGGCTCCATTGCCCGTGGTCCCTGCTCCATTGCCCGTGGACCAAGCGCCAAGCAGCGGCTACGTCCCGCAACCGATTCCAACGCCTGGGTATGTCGCGGCGCCTTTGCCGCAGAGTCCCGCCCCATCAACCCCGTCTTTCTTCCAGCCGAGCACTGGCGGGCTGACGCCGGGCGTATTGCCCGTGAGCGGCCCGCAGCCGCAGAGTCTTGCCACGAGCAACGTGCCGTTGCAGGCGATCGGTGCAAATCCGAACCTCTCGCCAAATATTCTTGGCGGCCAACAGAATCTTGGCTACTACACGGACCGCATGGGCAATTTGATCATGTCGCCTGGCGCGGTCCGTCCGCCTGGCTTCGCGAAGGGTGGTTCTGCGGACGCGGATCTGCTCAAAGAGCTTGAGGCGTTTCGCGAGGCCGAGGGGCTTAAGGACATTGACTCTGCGCGCACGATGCTTGAGCAGTTATCCAACGAGCCTGCTGCATCGAAGACCGAGGTCATGCTCTCGCCCAACGCGCAGAGTGTGCGTCGCACGTCGCGTCGCCCTATTCGTCAACAGACCGATCGCGGCACTGCCAAGGGCATGGCCATGGAGCTTGAGCAGGTAACCGAGGCCCAAGGCCCACGGGCCAAGAGCGAGGAGCGTTCGGTTGAGAAGCGCATGGAGCTGCTGCGTAACACCCTTGGCATGCCGACCTTTTCGCAGCCGACCCTTGCGCGTGCGGGGGATCTGATGGCGCGTCGCTTTGCCGAGGGTGGAGAGGCGGAAAGTCCTGCGCGTGAGAGGCTCGAGCAGTTGCTGGAGATGGCGGGCCGTGGCGCGCGAAAAGTGAAGCGTGGCGTTGCAGGCGCGCTGGGTGTCGAGGATGTCCTCGCGCGCGCGGAGCGTGAGTCAGAGACCGCGTACGGCAAAGAGGAAGCCGGTGGCGGCAAGGCCGATGCGATGCGGCATTTGATGTACCAAGCGGGGCTCACGCGCAAGTGGAATCCCACGGCGGCGGACATCACGAGCCGCTTGTACGAAGGGCTATCGCCTGGGCAGAGCGAACGCGAGCAAGCGATGGATCTGTACAACGACATGCTAGGACGTGAGATTGGAAGACTCGCCAAGAGCGAGGAAGATGTCGCGCGTCTTGCCAAGGAGTACGTCGAGAGCAAGAAGGCGCGTGTGCTGCCGAAGGAGGAGCGCACGGGGTATCGCAAGGGCGGCGAAGTCAAAAAGAGAAAGTAATGGCGAAGGATCTTTCAAGGGTCGTCCCTAAGCCTGCAAGCGGCGAGCCGCAGCCGAAGGACCCCAATGCGGGGACCTGGCGCGATCCGTCGCAGTACGATCCGACCTATCTTTCCCAGGTCGGCGGTCAGGCGCTGGTGGATGTCTACGAAGGGCTTTCGCAGTTGCCGGGGACGATGTACAACGTCCTGCGTGGCTTCATGGAGCGTCAGCGCCAGAAAAGTCCCGAGGAGCTGCGCGGTACGGCCGACCCTTATGACACCGCGACGTATGACGCAGCGATGGCGGCGATCGAGGGCGCGGCGCGTGAGCCTGTAAAAACGGCCAAGTCCGCAGCGAGTGCGTTAGCCGAATACGGCAAGAAGGCCGTCTCTGGCCCTGCTGGCATGACGCAGTTCCTGGCGGAGAACCTGACGCCGTTGCCGCGCATGCCCAGCGGACCGGGAAAAATGGAGGTCGTGCGCCCGAAGGGCTCTGGGGTGGTGCTTGATTACCCGGATGCCCCGCTGGTAAAACTAAGGGACAACTCAGCGAATCCCAACAGCGACACTAACGAGCTGTACGGCCATGTCCGTTTTCCAAAAGGCTTTGTTAATCGGGCAATAGAGGAAGGCAGGGACCGTCTTACCACAGTACGCGTGAGGCAAAACCTGACGTTAGACCAAACCACCGCCATTGATGATTTTTTGCGCACCAAGTTTAGAAACTATTTTGTTAATCAGTTTGGAACAAAAGACGATCCAGTCTTCAAGGCCATCAAAGAAGGCAAGCTGTCCACCGTTGGATTAAGGGATCGCGGGAACATACGCGAGTACTTGCCCGCTGCCGCAAAAGAAGGAAAGACCCGCGTCAATCCTGAAACGGGCGAGACGATGTTCTACCCGTCAAGCAGTGCACAGGCGGCGCTAGAAGACATTAACGCAATTTACGATCGAATGACTGGATTGCGGGGAACGGTCCTTGCTAACAGGACCATAGGCAAGCCCGGGCGTGAATACAGCGTTCTCGACCCTGAAATGGAAAAGTCCCAACAGTTGTTGGATGAAACAACCCAGGCCCTTATTGACGAAAGGAATCAACCCTACGAGATCAATCCTGCGGTCGGCATACTTGGCTACAAAGACCCGGAGATTGCAGCAGACTTAGACCCGCGCAGAAAATTACTCCAAGCATTCCCTAGTCAGGGACGTGTCAGGATTTCTCCTGCTTCTGAAGACATCGAAGCCTTGATGCTCGGTCAACAAAACGATCTGCCCAAGCAAATTAGAACGGCTATTGAAAAGGGTCAGCCCATTTACGATATGGATCCCAGCGGGCCGCTTGCCGATATTCTTGACCCAGAGTCATTGGTTGACTACCTAGTGACGCTTCCTCCTCGTGAAGTAAAGAACATGCGCTTTGAGGACGCGATTCGTGGAGCGGCAAAGCTGCAAGACATTCGCACTCAACGTGGGGAAGTGATCTCCCGCATACGAGATGGAAAGCCGGTCGACAAGAAGGTCTTTTTGGAAGGAGTCAGTGCTCCTCTGATTAGCTATGACAAGGACAGCCCGTTTGCCGGCTTTACCTGGCGACAGATCACTGACCCGGAAGCGACCGCAGTAGAGGGGGCGTTTATCGGCCATTCGGTCGGCGGATATTCCAGTGAGGGCGCGTACGGGCCCGATGCGAAAAAAGCATTTAAGTCAGGCCAGAACAAGGTCTACACTCTTCGGGACGAGCAGGGGCGCCCTGTGACAACCGTCGAGGCCAAGGAGATTGAAGGGAAAGGCCTGGTTGTGACGCAGACCAAGGGCGCGGGAAATAAGAGCGGCAATGTCAAACCGGAGGCCTACGATGCGGCGCTTGTTGACCTTTTCAATAAACTAAAGGTTGCCGCAGTCAACGAAAGAGACAGCTTCTTGCCTCCGCTTGCACAGGCATACAAAAACCAAACAGCCAATCCAGTGGAGGTGCGGTTGAGGGGAGGGCTGGGTCTGCCGCAGCCTATTGGACAGCCGGGAGAGGCCGCCCTTGCAGCCGCTCGTTTTGAAGAAAACATGCGTCGAATCATGGAACTGCGGCGCAGGCAAATACAGGGGGAAGAAGACTGATTCTCCGAACCACCTTCCCTAGCCAACCGCCTTTAATCGTATTAGGATCTCAACATGCCAATTGACAAAGCTCTTAACCAAGCCCCCGAGGCGGACATCCTGGTCATCGCCGAAGAGGCGGCCCCGATGCCGGACGTCGAGATCGTCATTGACGAGGAAGGCGGGGCGGTAGTCGAGATTGGTGAGAGCGAAGCGCAGGAAGTGGATTTTTACGCGAACCTCGCGGAGGTCGTGGACCCTGATGCGTTAGGCAGGATTGCTCTTGATGTGTCCGCGATGTTCGAGGCGGACAAGGGTTCGCGGTCGGACTGGGAGCAGATGTACGCCAAGGGGCTGGATCTCCTTGGTCTTCGCATTGAGGAGCGTACCAAGCCCTTCCGTGGAGCCGCTGGGGTAACCCATCCGATGCTCCAAGAGGCCATCATCCAGTTCCAGGCGCAGGCGTTTAAGGAGCTGATGCCTGCTGGCGGCCCGGTGCGCACGCAAGTTCTAGGTAAAGAGACGGTTGACAAGTTCCAGCAGGCCTCGCGCGTGCAGGACTTCATGAATTACCAGATCACGACGGTGATGGAAGAGTACACACCGGAGTTCGATCAGCTTCTGTACTACACCGGATACGGTGGATCGGCCTTCAAGAAGGTCTATTACGACATGCAACTAGGCCGCATGGTGTCAAAACTGTGCCTGGCCGACGACGTTTACATCCCGTACAACGGTTCGAGCGTCGTTTCGCAGTGTTCGCGGCTGACTCATCGCATTGCGATGGACGCAAATGAGTTCAGAAAGCGTGTTTTGATCGGCGAATACCTTGATGTTGCGGTTGATCTTGAGCCGACGCCCTCCGATCCGAGCCAAATCCAGGCTGCGATTGACAAAGCCATCGGTGTTCAGCCGACGGACCAGGCCGGAGAGGTCTTTTTGCTCGAAATGTTGGTCGATTTGGACCTTCCGGGCTTTGAAGACGTCGATGAAAGCGGCAATCCGACCGGAATTAAGCTCCCGTACGTCGTAACACTGGCCGAGGACACGTTAAAAGTCATCGGAATTCGCAGAAACTGGAAGGAAGACGACGAAAAGAAGCGCCGCCGCAACTATTTTGTCCATTACGTGCTGGTCGAGGGCCCTGGTGCGTATGGCTTGGGCTTTGTGCATCTCATCGGCGGCATTTCCAAGGCCGCTTCGAGCGCGCTGCGGCAGTTAATCGACGCCGGAACGCTTGCCAACCTGCCTGCGGGCTTCAAGGCTAAGGGCGCGCGCATCGCGGACGACTCGGATCCGATCCAGCCGGGCGAGTGGCGTGATATTGACGCGGGAGGCGCGGAGCTTTCTTCGTCTTTGCTGCCACTTCCGTACAAGGAGCCGAGCCAGGTTCTCTTTACGTTGCTCGGATTCCTCGTAGACGCGGGCAAGCGCCTTTCGAGCACCGCCGACATGCAGGTCGGGGACGGAAACCAGTACGCCCAGGTCGGCACGACGCTCGCGCTTCTTGAGCGCGGTGCGATGGTCATGTCCGCGATCCACAAGCGCTTGCACTACGCACAGTCGCTTGAGTTCCGGTTGCTCTTCCAGGGCTTTGGCCAGTATCTGCCGGACGAGTATCCGTACGATGTCCCTGGCGCGAGCCGCAAGGTCAAGCGCACGGACTTCGACAACCTTGTTTCCGTGTTGCCGGTAGCGGATCCAAACATTTTCAGCAGCGCGCAGCGCATTCAGCTTGCCCAGATGCAGTTGCAGATGGCGCAGAGTGCGCCGCAGATGCACAACATGTACGAGGCGTTCTATCGCGTGTATGCGGCGCTCAACGTGCGCGACATTGACGGCATTCTGTTGCCGCAAAACAACCAGATGCCCCGTGATCCGTTGTCCGAGAACTCTTCTGTGTTAAACGGGATGAAACTCAAGGCATTCGCGGGCCAGCAGCATGACGCGCACGTGCTGACGCACTTGATCATGGGCATGTCGCCGATGCTCCAGGCCAATCCGATGGCGGCGATGGAGTTGCAGCAGCACATCCTTGATCACGTTCGGCTCAAGGCCGAAGAGGACGTCGAGGCGGATCTTTTCCGCATGTATGGAACGGATCCGGATCGGATGGTTTCGGCGCTTCAGAAGGAAGGCATGATCGCGATCAAGTGCGCGACGTACATGCAAGAGATGAAAAACATGCAGGCGCAGCTTTCTGGCGAGGGGGCAGGGGAAGATCCGCTGGTCGCGCTCAAGAAGCAGGAGTTGGACCAGCGTGCTGCGGCAGAGCAGGCCAAGATCCAGTTCAACGAGCAGAAGCTTCAGCTTGATCGGCAGAAGTTCCAGCAGAGTGCTCAGATCGATCAGGCGAAGCTACAGCTACAGGCTACAAAAGGAGGGCGAAATGCCGCTTAAAAAGGGTTCGAGCCAAAAGACGATCAGCCGAAACATCGGCGAGCTTGTCGGGGCTTACAAGGAAAAGGGACGTATTGGCACAAGCAAGCCTAAGAGCAAGGGCGCCGCTGTAAAGCAGGCCGCTGCGATTGCGTATGCCAAGGCGGGTAAGTCGCGCAAGATGGGCACGGGTGGTGCGGTGCGCACGGTCAAGAAGAAGGACGGAAACCGGCCCGTTAAGATTTACTGAGTTAGACAAGCGCTTCTGGTGGTGCGCTAAACCGCCTGCTTTTCATGGGAACTCTCCATGCTTGAATTTGCAGATCTCGTTTTGAAAGAAATAAGAACGCTCCGCCATTCGGCGGAAGAGATCATCCTGAGTGGCACGATTACTGACATCGAGCGGTATCGTTTCATGATGGGTCGTCTTGAAGGTTTGAAGCTAGCAGAAGAGTCCGTGAAAGAGCTGTTGAAGGCGCGAACGGACGACGATGGCTTTATTACCTAGGAGGACCCATGACTAAAGAAATGACCGCGTTGGAGCAGAAGTGGGCGGAAGAAGCCGCCAAGCACGTGCCAACTTTGGAGGATGCGTACACGGCGGAGGGCTTTAAGCCTGAGAACCTTGACGCGACGGTGGTGGATCGAATCCCGACGCCTACGGGCTGGCGGATCGCGATCCTGCCCTACCGTGGTGCCGATCGGACCAAGGGCGGTATTGCCCTTTCCGAGGAGACGCAGCGCAAGCAGCAGCTTACGACTGTCTGTGGCTACGTCCTCAAGGTCGGTCCCCTGGCCTACGCCGATGAGGGGAAGTTCCCGACCGGCCCGTGGTGCAAGGAGGGCGACTGGATCATCTTCGGTCGCTATGCCGGTGCGCGCATCCCGATTGACGGCGGAGAGATCCGCTTGATCAACGACGATGAGGTTCTGGGGGTAGTCAAGGACCCCGAAGACGTTCTTCACATGTGGTAAGGAGATCTACAAATGTCAGGCGAACAGTTGGAATACAACATCGGGGAAGGCGAAGAGCCGGCAACCGTGCAGTTACCCTTGGAGGACGAGGCTCCGAAGCTTTCCTCTGAGGTTGTTGAGGAGGTCGCAGCCAAGCCCGAAAAGGGCGAGCAAGAGCTGGACGACTACAGCGACAAAGTCAAAAAGCGTATCGACAAGCTGACGGCCCGCTTGCGGGAGACGCAGCGTCGTGAGCAGGCGGCTTTGGACTATGCCAAGCAGGTGCAGGCCCGCGCGCAGGAGCTTGAGCAGCGGTACATAAAGACTGACTCTGAGCGGCTTGTCGAGGCCAAAAACCGGGTCGAAACCCAGGCCGTGGCGCTCAAGCAGATCATCCGCAAGGCTCGTGAAGAGGGGGACGTGGACACCGAGACCGAGGCGCAGCAGCGTCTTGCCGCGTTGACCATGGAGAATTCCCAGTTGGAGGCGGCTTCCCAGCAGCGCGAGGCGTATGCCCAGCAGGTGCAGGCGCAGCAGCAACAGGCCTACCAACCCCCTGCCCCGCAACCGGCTCCCCAGGTCGACCCGAGGGTTGAGGAGTGGGCGGAGAAGAACCGGTGGTACGGGCGGGATACCGTGATGACCCATGCCGCGTGGGGCATCCATCGCCAGCTTGTCCAAGCGGAGGGAATTGACCCCAGTTCGGACGAGTACTATGATGAACTTGACAAACGTATCCGAGATGCCTTCCCGCATAAATTTCAGGAAAGCAATTCGGGTGCGCAGAGCAGGGGCCGCAACGTGCAAACGGTCGCGCCTGCCTCACGATCCTCCGGGATCAACAATGCTGCACGCCGCACTGTCAAATTGACCCCAAGTCAAGTGGCAATTGCTAAAAAGCTGGGCGTTCCTCTCGAGGAATACGCCAAGTACGTGAAGGAGTAAGACCATGTCAGATGCCAAAGTACCTTCTCTCAATCGCGCTTCTCGCGAGACCGAAACTCGTGCGAAGTCTGCGCGGCGTCGTCCCTGGACTCCTCCTTCCCGACTGGATGCGCCTCCCGCGCCTATGGGATACAAGCACCGCTGGATTCGGGCTTCGGCAGGTGGGGTGGAAGACCGCACGAACATCGCAGGTCGTCTCCGTGAGGGGTACGAGCTGGTTCGCGCGGACGAATACCCTGACTTTCCATCTTCAGTGGCAGATGACGGCCGACACGCTGGTGTAATCAGCGTGGGAGGCTTGTTGCTTGCTCGTATCCCCGATGAAAACGTCGAGGAGCGCAATGCGTACTACGCTCGCAGGGCACACGACCAAATGCAGGCCGCAGACAACGAACTCATGAAAAGCAATGCTCACTCGAGCATGGTGATTGAGCGTCCGAGTCGCCGGTCTCGCGTTTCATTCGGAGGTTCCAAAAACGGAACCAGTGAATAACTTTTTTAGAGGATTAATCAAATGGCAAATGTAGACAAAGCCTTTGGTCTCCGTCCTCTCGGCAATTTGTCTGCGACTGGAGCCCAGAAGCAGTACGGTTACGAGATTGCGGATAACCAGAGTGGTGCGATCTACCAGGGCGACCTGGTGACGATCGTTGACGGCTATGTCGTTAAGTTCCTCCCGGCTACGCATGCTGCGGCGCTGGGTGTGTTTAACGGCTGCTTCTATGTGGACCCGTCCAGCGGCAAGCCGACCTGGAAGAACTACTACCCGGGCAGCGTCAACATCACGGAAGGCAAGATTGTTGCTGACGTGATTGACGACCCGAACCAGTTGTTCATTATCCAGGCGGACGAGGACATCGTTCAGGCCGATATCGGCGAGAACGCGGATGTCGTCGGTACGGGTGGAAGCACTGTAACGGGCGTTTCGACGATGGAACTGGATTCGTCCACCATTGCCGATACGGCGGCGTTGAACCTTAAGATCGTTGGCCTCTGGAATGTTCCGGGCAACGAGCTTGGGAACTTTGCCGTGGTCGTTGTGAAAATCAACGAGCACCTGTACGGCAGCACCGGCGTCAAGGCCGTAACCTGATATATAGGGGCATAAAACATGGCAATTTCACGTGCACAACTGGTCAAGGAACTCGAGCCGGGCTTGAATGCCCTGTTCGGCCTTGAGTACAAGAACTACGAGAACGAGCACGCCGAGATCTACTCGGTCGAGAGCTCTGATCGTGCGTTTGAAGAAGAAGTGATGGAGTCGGGCTTTGGGGAAGCTCCGGTCAAGACGGAAGGCTCTGGCGTCGCGTACGACCAGGCGCAGGAAGTCTATACCGCGCGCTACACCCACGAGACGATCGCCCTTGCGTTCTCGCTCACCGAAGAGGCCGTTGAGGACAACCTCTACGACCGTCTCTCGGCGCGTTACACGAAGGCGCTCGCGCGCTCGATGGCTCAGACGAAGCAGATCAAGGCCGCAAGCGTGCTTAACAACGCGTTTACGACTGCGGTCGGTGGCGACGGAAAGCCGCTCTGTGCGACGGATCACCCGACCCTGTCGGGCCCGGATCTGAAGAACGAGCTGACGACCGCTGCGGATCTGAGCGAGACCTCCCTTGAGCAGGCATTGATCGACATCGCCGCGTTCACCGATGAGCGTGGGCTGAAGATCGCTGTTCAGGGGTTGAAGCTTCTCATCCCGAAGGAGCTTATGTTCACGGCTGACCGTATCCTCAAGTCGACCCTCCGTGTCGGCACTGCGGATAACGACATCAACGCCGTTAAGAACATGGGCATGGTGCCGCAGGGCTACGCTGTCAACCACTTCCTGACCGACCCGGACGCTTGGTTCATCAAGACCGACGCTCCGAACGGCATGAAGATGTTCCAGCGTGTGGCCATCAAGACTGGTTTCGAGGGCGACTTCGACACCGGCAACGTGCGGTACAAGGCTCGCGAGCGCTATAGCTTCGGCTTTAGCGACCCGCGTGGTCTCTTTGGATCGCCCGGCGCTGCCTAATTAGTAGGCTAAAGGAAGGGGGCCGAAAGGCCCCCTTTCTGTATGTGGATGATTGACGTATAGTTGAATCTCCGGGGGAAACCGGCACGTCTGACAGACCCGGCTGACGACATGCAGACAGACGTGCTTAACTCGCATGTGAGGACAACATGGCTGCTACGCACTATTCTGGCCCGCTTCAGTATTCGGGCAAAGGCGCCACGGGCGCTTGGGGCACGGACCTTACGACGTCGGTTGACACCGACGTAGTCGTCGCTTCGGACGACTTTGTTGGGGTCGCGCTTGATTCCACTAACGACTGGACGGTTGTCAAGGACTCTGGCGCTTCGGCTGGTATTGGAGCCGACATCGTTGGTGGTGTTCTTGAGCTGACCTCCGCCGCTACGACCGATAACGACGGCGCGTCGGTCCAGGGCAATGAGATCTTCAAGCCTGCCGCAGACAAGCAGATTTGGTTTGAGACGCGCTTGCAGTGCAACGATGTCGACCAGAACGACATCTGCGTTGGCTTGACTGTTAACTTCGCCACGAACCCGGAAGCCATGCTTACGGCTTCTGATCGCATCGTGTTCCAGGTCGATGACGGCAATGCTTCGATCCTCTGCAAGACAGAGGCTAGCAACGTCGAGACTTCGACGGACTCGGGTGTTGACCTCGTCGATAACACGTATGTCACGCTCGGCTTCCGCGTGAACGGCACGGGTCAGGTGGAGTTCTATGTCAACCGTCAGTGGGTAGCTACCCACACGACCAACATCCCGGCGACGGAACTCGCCGTGGCTGCGATGTCGCTCTCCGGTGATGCGTTGGGAACCCACAAGACGACGGTCGATTACTTGTTCGCTGCGGCGACTCGTTAAGGCTAGGGAAACAATAATGGGCTGCCCCGGAGTTAGAACATAAGCGTCTAATCCGGGGCACTCATCCCTTACACGAGGAGCTACACAATGAGTTTTGCAAGCGACGTCAAGGCCAAAACGGTAGTTGCTTCTGGCGACTCGGTAAACGGCCGCACTCGGGTCCAGGGTGTTTATTACACCTGCACTGGCACCGCCTCCGGTTTTACTTTGAAGACGGGCGGTTCCGGCGGCACGACGATCCTGGATATTAAAACCCCGGCTGCTGCCGGCGCCTACGATCTGATCATCCCCGATGACGGCATCCTCGCCACTGATGGCGTGTACGTCACATTGGGAGATGCGCAGGTTCTTAGCGTGACCGTGCTGTTTGTTGGTGGGGCCCCGGCCTAATGAAACGCACCGGCATGGGGCTCGCGCTTCGTGGCGGTGGTGCCGTTAGCAAGGGCATGGGGATTGCTACTTCCGTAAAAAGTGGCAATTTTCGTCCAACTAAACAAGGGGCTGGCATGACCAAGAAGGGCGTGACGGCTTACCGTCGCGCCAATCCTGGTAGCAAACTCCAGACCGCAGTTACCGAGAGCAATCCAAGCCCTGCTCGAGCCAAGCGCCGTAAATCTTTTTGCGCGCGTTCGGCTGGGCAGATGAAGATGTACCCAAAAGCGGCTAAGGATCCAAATAGTCGGATTCGTCAAGCACGCAGGCGGTGGAAGTGTTAACCAATGGAAATAATGATTTGGAACATCATCCTATCCGCGATCGTGACTGGGATGGGATTTATGTTAAAGGGCAAATTTGACGAGTTAGCTCGACTAAACATCCTGCTTAACCGCACGAGAGAGGAAATTGCGAGAGATCACATCACTCGCAGAGAGGTGGACGATAGGATCGAGAAGTTTGTTGCACACGTAGATCAACGATTCAATCGTCTTGAAGCTAAATTGGACGAATTACGACAGTAGAGGACTTAACAATGCCTGGGAAACTTAAGATGGTCAGCAAAAACGGCAAGAAGGTTCCGGCCTTCGCTGCTGATGGCGTTGGCAAGATGAAAAAGGGTGGCATGGCTGATAAGAAAGGCCGCGCCATGAAAAGCAAGAGC